GAACGCGCTTCGCCCTGGATACACGTGATCTGATCGTGCTGCGACTACCGCCCGAGCACGCGCCCTGCATCTTCGACGCGCGCTCGCGCTATCGGAAGATCGACGCGGACGCGGTGCTGAAGCGCGATGGCTTCTACCGCTTCCTCACCACCAAAGGCCACCTAGGCGAATGGTGCGGCTACTACGCACGGGAGATGACGTGAGCGACGAACTGCTAGGTCGCTACCGCGACATGGCCGCCTTCGGTGGCAATTTCCACGGTCTAAGCATCCTGAAGCACGCCGGCCAGATCGGCAAGCTGCTGAAGAAGCACGACTGTCAGTCGATGGTCGACTGGGGCTGTGGCCGAGGCGACGCCTACAGCTCGCCGCACAAGCTGCATCAGGAGTGGGGCATCAAGCGCAAGGACGTGTGGCTCTACGACCCATCGTTCGAGCGCTACGCCGAGAAGCCCACCCGCAAGTTCGACGCCGTGGTCTGCAGCGACGTGCTCGAGCACGTGCCGATCGAGGAAGTCGACGACTTCATTCTCGACCTGTTCGACCACGCGAAGAAGGTGGTCTGGGCCAGCGTTTGCTGCCGGCCGGCGCGCAAGTGCTTCCCCAACACCGACATCAACCTGCACGTCACGGTGCAGCCGTTCGATTGGTGGGAGTCGAAGTTCGACGACCTGATGCCCCGCGGCATGTTCTTCGACCTGATCGAGACGCCCTGATCATGGGCATCGGCGACTGGCTCATGGCATCGGGCGAGGCGCGGGCGCTCTACAAGGCCACGCGTCGCCCGGTCTACATCGTCGACGTCCGCAATCGCCCGGTGTGGTCCGAGGTGTTCGAGGGCGTCCCCTACATCGTCAAGAATCCCAGGGGTATGCCCGGCCACGTCAACAGGCTCGTCAATGGCGGCGGCATCCGCCCCTACATCGCCGGCAAAACGGCGACGAAGTGGACGTGGCGACCGTACAAGCCGAAGCCTGCCCAGATGGTGTTCACGGCTGCCGAGCTGGCGTTTGCAGAGCCGTACCGCGGCATGGTGATGATCGAGCACAACGTCAAAAACGTCGGCCACGACAACAAGGCGTGGTCTTATTCGCGGTGGGTTGATCTGGTCGACAAGATCGCTGACGAAGGCCACCGAATCGTGCATTGCGCAGCCGGGGCTACAACTGACGTTGGCGCAGTTGTTCACCAAGTACACACCCCCACCTTCCGCCACGCCGCTGCGGTGCTCTCCGTCTGCAAGGCCTTCGTCGGCACGGATGGTGGCCTGATGCACGCTGCGGCGGCCGTAGGCACCAAGTCCGTGATCCTCTGGTCGGAGTTCACTTCGCCCGACATCTGCGGCTATGCTTCGATGGTCAACCTGCGTCACGCGGGCAAGGCCTGCGGCAACCGGCTGAACTGCCGGGGATGCCGCGAAGCGATGAGCAAGATCACCGTCAACGAAGTCGTCACCGCACTGAAAGGAATCCTCTGATGGGCAAGCCCTGCAACGCCGCGACCTACCGGGCCGCGACCCTCAAACTGGCCCAGCCGGAGAACCCCCGGCTGCTCGTCGAAGTCGGCGTGTACGCCGGGGCGCTGTCGCAGATGTTCGCGACGATCCCGAGCCTCGAGCGCCAGATCATCGTCGACTCGTGGCTTGGCGGCTATTCCAGCTTCGACCAGAAGCACATGGACGGCATCGCCAAGGGTGTGCTCGACTGGGCCGCCACGCAGCCCAAGGTCGAGGTGTACCGCGAAGACTCGCGGGTGGCCGCCAAGCGGTTCGAGGACGAGTCGATCGACTTCTGGCACACGGACGGCGACCACTCGCTCGAGGGCATCCGCGGCGACATCGCGGCGTGGCTGCCGAAGGTCAAGCCCGGTTGCATCCTCTCCGGCGACAACTACGAGATCAAGGAAGTCGCCCAGGGCGTGCGCGAGGCGTTCCCGAAGCATCAACTGCTGGCGAACGGGCGGCTGTGGTGGGTTCGGAAGTAAAACTCGCCCCAGAGCTGGGGCCTACCATCGTCCACGGCACGGTCGACGGTGCCGGACCGTTCGCAGAGACGGTCTTTCTCGAGCACGGAATGCTCGTGCTCGACGACGTGCCGTGGGAAACCGATCTCGACGTTCTCCGTGCAGCGCTCGTGCGCAAGAAGCGCGCGTTCAAGGCGCCCTATCTCGAGAAAGAGCCGGCACCCACTGTGCGCAAGGAAATCAATCGGTTGCTCGATCATGCGAAGCGCCTGTTCCTGCAGCTCTACCCCACCTTCAAGTCGATCGAAGAGCGCACGTCATGGCGGCCGATGATCACCGGGCCCGAGCCGCTGCACTTCGACACCTACGGCGGGAAGAATCCGATGGTGACGGCGTACATCAACGTGTCGGCCGTGCCGCGCGTCTACGGCATCGGTCCGAACTTTCCAACGCTCCTGAAGGAACAGCCGTCAGTGATGCGCTGGATGATGGAAGAAGCGGTTAAGCGCGGTGACGTCGACATGAGCTACGTGCTGCGCAAGCACCCGAAGTCCCCCCTGCTGACCGCGCCGCGGCACCGTGTCGAGCTGGCACCGGGCGCGATCTGGTTCTTCAACGCGAAGACCGTGAGCCACGAGGTAATCTACGGCGAAGGTGCCGTGGGCATCTCCTGGGAAGTGCCCGGCTGCGGCGCCAAGATGCAAACCGAACTTTTGGATGCGCTCTCATGAAACTTGTTGACGGATGGTGGTGGCCGGACGGCGAGCGGCACATGATCGATTGGCTCGCCACGCCGAAGAATCGGGTGATGATCAACGGGCGCCCGGCCTATCAAGGCAAGAAGCAGCTCGCGTGTCTCGAGCACCTGAAGGCCGATCGGCGCCGCACGATGATCGACGTCGGCGCGCACATCGGGCTGTGGAGTTTCAACTTCGCGCATTGGTTTTTGGACATCAAAGCGTTCGAGCCGGTCGAAGCGCATCGTGAGTGTTTCACCAAAAATGTGCCGAACGAAATCGACAGCGTGGTCGCCCTACACCCCTTCGCCCTTGGCGATCACGAAGCCATGGTGTCGATCAGCGTGAACCCGTCGAGCAGCGGCGACTCGTGGATCAAGGGCCGCGGCACCGTGCCGATGAAGACGATCGACAGCTTCAACTTCCAAGACGTCGATTTCATCAAGGTCGACTGTGAGGGCTACGAGGAATTCGTGCTGCGCGGCGCCCACGACACGATCCAGCAGTGGAAGCCGTTCATCTGCGTCGAGCAGAAGCGCGACATGGCGGTGAAGTTCGACCTGAAGCCCCTCGGCGCCGTGGTGTACCTGAAGAGCCTGGGCTACACCACGGTCAACGAGATGGGCGGCGACTTCATGATGAAGCACGCCGGATGAACACCCCGCTGCTGCACTTCGACGAGCCAGGGAACCCGATCCGCAAGCTCTATCGGAGAGCGATCGATCTTTCCCAGGGTGGCAAGCCCGACAACGAGCGCAAGCAACAGCGGTGCTATCTGCTGCACCAGCTCCTGCGACAGGTCGTGCGCCGGATGCCAGACGCCAACATCGTCGAGTTCGGCTGCTGGCGTGGCCTTTCGACGTTGATCATCGCCGAGGTGATGAAAGACGAGGGCTCGACCGGCGAACTGCATGTCTTCGACTCGTTCGAGGGGCTGTCGGAATTCCGCGCGCAGGACTTGTCTGAATTCCAGCCTACGAAAAAGCACCGCGACGCAGAGCGTGCGCACTACGCTTCCGACTTCCAGCGCATGCAGAAGCTGGTTGCGCCCTACGGCTTCGTGCATCTGCACAAGGGCTGGATACCGCAGGTGTTCAAGGGCGTCGACGTCGGCGAGGTTGGCTTCGCGATGATCGACGTCGATCTCTACGAGCCGACTCGTGACGCGTTGGAGTGGGTCTACCCCAACGTCGAGGTGGGCGGCGGTGTCATCTTCTTCGACGACTACGGCTATAACTGCTTCCCAGGCGCGAAGAAGGCTGTCGACGAGTGCCTAGCCGACACACCCGTGCGCCTCGGCCTCTTCATCGAAAACCCAATGGGCTCTGCCTACCTCATCAAGTGAAAATCTACATTGGCTACGACGAGCGCGAGGAAGCCGCGGCCGAGGTGGCGCGCAAGAGCCTTGCCCACGTCACCGACGACCAGCTCGAGCCCGAGTTCCTGTGTCGCAGCAAGCTGATCGCCCAGGGCCTGCTCTGGCGGCAGACCGACGAGCGCGGCGGCCAGGACTACGACCTGATCAGCAACCGCTTCCACAGCACCCGGTTCAACTACTCGCGCTTCCTGACCCCCATCCTGAGCCAGCAGGGCTACGCCCTGTTCGTCGACTGCGACGTGGTGTTCCTGCGCGATCCGCGGCTGATGACGCTCGAGGTGGAGGCGCGGCGCGCGGTGAGCGTCGTGCAGCACAAAGAGGGCGTCATCGGCAACTGGAAGATGGTGAACCAGCGCCAGCGGCCCTACAGCCGGAAGCTATGGAGCAGCGTGATGCTCTTCAACTGCGATCACCCGGCCAACCGGCGTCTGCGCGTGCGCGATGTCAACGAGCGCACCGCCGACGAGCTGCACGGCTTCTACTGGCTGGCCGACGACGAGATCGGCGCCCTGGGCGATCACTGGAACTGGCTCGTGGACATACAGGAACGGCCGCTGACCCCAGGCATCGCCCACATGACGCTCGGCGGCCCGTGGCTCGACGGCTGGCTGGGTGGGTCGTTCGACAGCGAGTGGAAGGCAGCGGCAGCAAGATGAGCGATGTCGTCAGTCTGAAAAGCGGCAACACCTACAGCGTCGAGAAGATGCTCGAGGTGATCGACGATCTGCGCGCAAACGTCGTGCGCGGCGAGATCACATCCTTCGGCGCGGTCGGCGTCGCGCCGAACAACGAAGACAGCTTC